AGCGTGTAAAACAATCCTGTTAGACATTACGAAGTCCCCGCTTTTTGGCGGGGGATATAAAAGATATGCCAAACCCCCTATATAAAAGACATTAAGATCTGACCTAAAAAAATCGCTGGCTTTTTGTAAAGTTTTCCAAACCTTTATAAAAGTTTATAAGGTTTTTTAAAAGTATTAAGATCCTTTTCAAAAAAATCGCTGGCTTTTTTGGGCATATTCTTGCATACAAAATACTTGACAAACCAAGGTTTGAGATGTATAATGCCCATAGGTTTTAAGGTTTGACAGATATGTGGATATGTGGTATAAGGGGGATATAAGATTTGGAGGTTTGGGGATATGAGGTTTGGCCGCTATGGGATTACGAACGCCTTCTATAAAAGCGCTCTATACTCCACTATCCTCCACTTCACTCCACTTCTACTGTGTCTAATAATATTATCAGTAAGAAATATCTGTGGATAAACCTGTGGATAACTATTTGATATACTTGGTATATGACAGAACAAACCGAAGAAAAGATCCCAGGATATAAGCAAATTCCTCCTGATTGGTGTGATGATTGTACTGTACAAGACAGTGTTTGTACAATATGTGGCTGTAGCCATAACTGCTAAACCTGTGGATAACTATCTTAAACTATCTCTAAACTCTCTTGCCTCTTTAAACGTTTCACCATCTGGATGGTTTGGCAAGTATGAATAATCTGGTCTATTCTCTGCATTATAAAACCTCACAAACATCATTCTGACATATTCTCCATCTTTGAACTCTTTGTGAACTCTCCAGTGGATCTCCTTATTTGCATTAAAAACCAGGGCAGAGTTATCACTTAGGGTATATGTCTTTTGGTTTAAACCTATATCCCAAACGGTATTAGAGTCTATCTGCATATTGATGATTAGTTCATTGTCATCTCCATCAAAGTGTGGAGGAAGGTTAGGACTTCCATATAGATTGCTATACTCCACATAGGTTATGCCACTCATGTTTAAAGAAGGATAACCCATCTCAATTACGAGATCATTAAATTTTTCTATAATCCTTGGGTGCAGTAGGTCATTTATTGCTGGAAGAGCACGAACCCTACCTAAGTTATTATCTATTTCAAAATCTACATTTGATACAGTTTTAAGGATATGCTCCATATCTTCATCAGAAAATATGTTATTTATAAGGGTTATTGACATATAAGTATTATATCATAGGGGTAATATGGGGTTATATCTTATACTAGGGGGTTTGATAGTCTTTTTATATCCCCCGCAAAAATAGTATATACTGAGCACATGAAAAAGATATTAATTATCTCTGACTCTCATAGTGGAGGCATAGTAAAATTAGTGAGAAATTCTGATCAATATAAAAAAAAGACAACTATTGCACCTATATATAAAAACCATAGGAGTTATTTGATGGAAAGCGTTGCTTCTGGTGTAGAACTAGATGTAATAGGATTACGTGGTCGTACAGGATATAACTTTTCAAATCATCTAGACTTATTAAAAAAAGACTATTCAGAACATAATGTGATATTTTTTATGGGCTATAACGATTTGCTTATGTTGAATGATAATAATATAAAAAAAACTGCCTATAAGTATGTAACTAAAGCATCAGAGATATTTGATAAAAATAACAAAACATTTATGTCTCCATTAAAACGTAGGCATTTAATAGAACAAGATCCAATTCATATTAACTACTATAATCAGTATTTATTTTATATTAAAAAAGCCTGTAATGAGATAAATGTTAAATATATAAATTCTTATGAATTGATAGGAAATATCACAGATCAAGACTACGTAGATGGCGATCATTTAAAATCATATAAGTATTTACCTCTTCTTGACTATGCCTTAAGCCTTAACCATTCTTGACATCCCCCGCATAATTGGGATAGTAACCGATATTGCACCTTTGGTGCATAGAGTGGTTTAAGAACCTCTATTTTCGCCGAACTTTAAAGACTTGACAATTTTTTCGCCGAGTGATATGATGGGTATATGAGACACGATCATAACTATGAATTAGACCCTAGTGTGATAGAATAAACTATGGATAAATTCGAATCATCATATGGTAAGTTTATGGGCTATACTAAGTCTGTACTAAATGTTCTATGCTTTGACTGTGGTGGTATGTTTCAAGTACCATATGGGGTATCAAACCCTACTAAGCAGTGTCAAAAATGCCAGGGAACTAAGATTCTTTAATCGCCTTATTGACCATACGGATCAAGGCCCTACGGGTTATCTTTGAAGCATCAAAGGTCTCTGTGTATCCATTTTGAGGCATATCCGCCTTATCCAGAAAATGTCCGTGTCTTTCCCTTAGTGTTTTTAGTACTATAGATTCTACTCTTCTTGCCCTATCCCGTTCGAAAAAATGCCAATACTTGATCAATATCCAACCCTTGGTCCTATGGCTTGCAAACCTTCTGCCTGAGATATCTGAGATACCTACCTTAATAGCCTTATGTATAGGGTTGTATAGTATGTACAGTACTGCTTCATCCATAAACTCATTATACTTGACATACCCTGCTAAATATGGGATAATTAAGTATGACAGAAAAAAAGTGTAGCCATACCTGGTATATGAGAGATCCAGGGATACAGTGTACTAAGTGTTTAATTATATGGGAAAAGTGGATGGATGACCCCTCAGAAGAAAGATTGAAGTACATGGAGGATAATGGCATATGAGTAGAACTATAATATGTCCTGTCTGCAAGAAGGAATGGGATTTTAGAAAAGGCTTTGCTCACGAAAGTCTATACAAGCATACGAAGGCTTGTAACCGATAGTGCCCGTGTAGGGCATAGGAAGGTTTGAGAACCTCTATTTCGCGGCGAACTTTAAAGATGCTATAATTGTACTTATGCGTAAGATACTCGAAAGTCAAAAAGTATATATAGAAAAAGACCTGTGGTACATACCTAATTTTTTAACCGAAGACGAATCCTCTGCTTTAAAAAAACATTGTGATGAGCCTACTGGCTGGTATATAACTTCTCGATCACCATCTATAAGAAATAAATTTATTGATGTAGAATGTGAACTGTATCCAGAAGGAACAATATGCCCTACAAGAGGAATTGATTTAAGTTTAAGTGCAATTTTTCCAACAGATAAAAGTGAAAAAAGCAAAAATCCTTTGTTTTGGGGAAATAAAGGATTATTAGATAGGCTATCAATGGCTTTGCCTAATTATTTAATAACTAATATGACTCTTCAATCTTTTTGGCCATTTCAAGAAGATGTTGATAGTAGGGGTGCATTTGATTGGCATCACGAAAAGGGCAACCCAGGACAAAAAGATGATGGAATGACTGGCGCATGGTCTTTATATTTAAACGATGATTTTGAGGGTGGAGAATTAATATTTAAAAACAAGCCCAATATTTTAATTAAGCCAAAACCTGGAATGCTTGTCAATATACCAATAACAAAAGAATTTACTCATAAGGTTACCCCTGTAACTTCTGGTATAAGACATACACTTTATGGTATTTGTTATGATAGTCTTGATAGTGATCGTACTATCTCTACTGGGGACAACTGCTAACCCGTTAAGTTTACCTATGATATAATCTATTTATGAATAAATCTAAATGTTTCTTTTGCGAAAAACAAGCCACACATTTTGATATTGTTATAGATCACGCTGAATATATTGTTGCTGATGTGTGCTTTAGCCATTTATCTATGGGCCTTTCTGCATAAGATGAATAAAAGAATACTTAAAGATGGCTCAGAGGTCGATTCATTTGAAAAGCCAGTTGATCTTATTATACATACAAAGGCTCCAGAAAAATGGAAGTTGGTAGATATGGAAACGGGCGAAGAATATCTTGGATCTGAGATAATGACTGAGTTTGCAGAAGTCTTAAGAGATAAAGTTAATACAAATAAAATAGGCACTTGGGTAAAAACCAAGGGCAGACAGACTTGACCAAACCACTACTTTAGGGTATACTAAATATATGGAACAATTTATGAATAACTATGCCTCCTGGGTGCTTGCCATTATTGGAGTAACAGGCATATTTTTTGTTGGTCGTAAGACTATTTGGGGATGGCATGTTCTACTATTTAATGAGTGTTTATGGATAGGTTATGCTATTGCTACTCAACAATTTGGTTTTATCTTCTCTGCCCTGGCTTATGCAGCAGTGTATGTTAGATCTTATATCCACTGGTCAAAAGAACCAGTAAACAAATTATCTTTATAAATGATAAGCCAATACGAAATTCCAGATCCATTTCAAACCTTTGTAAGTAAAAAATATGCCAAAGTTAAAGGTTATTACTATGACTACTTTGCTAAAGAGTGGTCTTTTAAATGTGCTTGTGAAGAAATGCTTTATGCTCCATCCCGCAAAATTATGACAAAAATTAGACTATACCATACAAGAAATGAGTGCTTAGGTGGATACTGAACAAACATTCGATCAAGAGTTTAATCTTGAAGACATTACGAACTCCATAGTTAATCAGGCTAAGGCTGAAGTTAAGTCTAAGTTTGGTAACAAGAAAAGGCATAGACAATGAAGAATGAATGTTTAAAGTGTGAGATGCACTATAAAGATCCTTTATTTTGGGATACTCATCAAACTATGAGCGATAATAAAATATGGTGTGCAGTAAAAACTAAAAGATAGTCTTACTTTTCAAATGGAGAAGGCTCTTTAAACATATCTTTTAATATGTTTTCATATACTTCTAAGAAAGATTCATCGTTTGTAGATAAATATTCAAAATCAATTGTATTTAGATCTGGACTCTTTGCCCACCTTCTTGTTGCCGCCCTATGAAATTTTACATCATCTATCTGTACACCACCAATATTGAATAGGTTTCCATACATTGTCCTTATTGATAGTTTTGGCTTAATAACAGTAGAAAGTTTTTGCTTGTTGAATTCAATCGGTACATGGATTGCATAGTCAAGAGGGTTGTTAATTCCAAGATCTTTTAGAGTATTGTTTGTATTTATAAGCATTGATGTATAGTAGGAACTTTTAACATTTTCTGTAAAAATATCTACTTTTCTTTGAAAATTTCCACCATGGTATGTATTAATTTTTTCTATTGGTTTAATTATATAAAAATCATCATTCATTAATACAAAATCTTCTGGTATTGCATCAGAATTTACTATAGTATTTAAACTATTTATTACATTTTCATATTTATCTTTGCTTTGATCAGATCTTATATAGTTTCCAATATACCAAGATGGCTTTCCACCAACAAGCCATATTTTAGGGCTATCTGTATTTTTGACTACTGATCTTATGGAGTATCTTAACTCTTCATTTTCTCCAGATCTACATAAATATACAAAATTCATCTTATCATTATATCAGGTTTGACTTTTTAACTTTATAAGTGTATGATAGAATATATGAAAGAATCAAAAATTATGCAAATGGACTGGAAATCATTAGGATATGAAAAGGAGTACAAAGATGGAAAACTACGATGGGTACCTAAACAAGTTTACAGCAATTCACAAGACCAAGATACTTCCTCTTAGATGGTTTGCTAACCTTTGCGAGAGGCCTGCTCATTATCATCTAAGTGAGTGTTTGCACTATGATGACCACGACGATAATGGGTTTATTTACAGGTACCATGGATTTTTATCAAAACTTTTCTACAAGCCTTATCTTAAATGGGGCACTGTATATGAGTTTAATCTAACTAATACAGAGAGGAACTCTAAATGATTAATTCATTACTGCTTATACCTGCATTTTTTGCTGGGTATTTGGTATGTTATATTACAATGACCTACAAGGTTGATCAGGACTAAGTTGAAGCCTACAGCATACATATTTGACGTAGATGGAACTTTAGCCAATGTAGATCCCTATCTACACCATGTTCGTGGCTCTGACAGGGATTACGATGCTTTTCATGAGGCCTCTATCGATGCCCTGCCAAATTTTGAAGTAGTCCAAATGTTAAATGAGGCTTTTTTTGATCAGATGCATATTATTATTGTTACTTCAAGAAAAGAGACTTGGCGTGGCTTAACCTCTTATTGGCTTGCAAAAAATGATATTGGACACCACGCATTATATATGCGGGAAGATGATGATAATAGACCAGACTATGAAGTTAAAAAGGATATATTACTTAAGATTAAGAAACATTGGAATGTTGTTCATGCAGTTGATGATAACCCAAATGTTATTAAACTATGGAAAGAGTATGGTATTGATACAACAAAAATAGGAACCTGGGATGGAAACAAAGGTTGACATACAACTCACACAATGGTATGATTAGTATATGAAAAAATCAAATAATAAAGTATCGCAACACAAGATCAAAAGAGCAAACAAAAATAAGAAGCGAACACAGGCTAAGCCATACCTATCAAAGTTTGAGCGCAAGCAGGCTTTCTTAAGACAATCACTAATTTCTGCTGCTTTAACATCAATTAAGTAAATTAATTCTAGCACCAGTAGCCAAGTTGGTTAAGGCCCCGAACTCATAATTCGGTAATCGTAGGTTCAAGTCCTACCTGGTGTACGATGGAAATATGGCAGAGTGGTCGAATGCAACGGTTTGCTAAATCGTAGATCGAAAGATCCATAGGTTCGAATCCTATTATTTCCGCCAGACCTCTGTAGTTCAGTGGACAGAACGTTGGACTTCTAAGCCAAGCGTCGCAGGTTCGATTCCTGCCAGGGGTACTTTATTTCTTTGGATGCTTTGGTTCGTAAGGTTCGATCTTAGATTTAATGCGACCATCTTTATATAGTCTTACGATCCATCCATCTTTAATTTGCATTGAATTAAATGCATATGCTTTCTTTTTTGGCATTATAGTGTGTGTCTTTCTGTTTTGTTCTTTGTATAATCTTTTCCAAAATCAGCAAATAATGCCTTATCTTTTTCACGATTAACAATTCCTCTTGACCAAGAAAACCCTGCATCTCCACCCCACGCAAGCCACATAATGTAGCCATTAGATGGGTTTGCTGTGTTTCCCCAGTCTTTACCCTTCTTGTCTACTTCGTGGCGTGAAAAGTATGAATACATTCTCTTGACAGTACTAAGAGATATTGTTTCTCCTCTTGCTAACTGCCCTGCACGAGTCCAACCAACTGCAGTTCCTGCGCCAGTTGCCTTTCCATCTTCTTTAAACTTAATTGCTCTACGAGCAGCAGATCTTGCTCCTGCTGGTGGAGAATATCCTTCAGCCTTTATAACTGAGTCTGTATCATATTCAACAGTATCATCATCTTCAAAAAGATCATCTGCTTTTGCAGCAGGAACACAGTTAGGGACTGGCTTACCATTTTCTCCTGGCTTCATTCCACGCTGTACATATCCATCCCAGCACGGTGCTTGCTTATTTTCTTGATACGTTTCTGTTGGCATCATTGAATCATCTGCCTTACCCATCTGAGCATCAAACATAGCCATTCCTACTTCTGAATCCATATCTTCATCTTCATCATCTTCTTCAGTACTAGAATTATTAATATCTGCAAGTTGTGCATCTAAATACATCATCCCAATGCTATAGGCTGTAGGCTCCCATTTTCCATCTTCTTCTTCATAAATTCTAACAGACATTGCTGGGTTATCTGGAATCATAGATTCAATTGCATACTCTGTTCCAGGGGTACCAAGGGTTCCACCCTCTATCATTATGTGCTCAACCATTCCGTGAATAACACCCTCTTTGGTGTTACCCATTACGAAATCGCCCTCTTTTATGTTTATCATATACTTATTATATCACGCTATGAGGCCCAGGTGCCTGTTGTGAGTCCTTATTCGATGACAGTTGGCACATACTACCTGGCACTTCTCTATTTCCTTTTTAATGGCCTTCCAGGAAAAACCATCGTGTACCATTCGTGAAACATTATATTTTTTATCTCGTATATGATCAAAATCTAAAATAATATGATTATTTATTCCACAATCTACACAGCCAGAATCTTCTTTTATCTTAGCAAGCATCTTCTTATACTGCTGCTTATTATAATGGTCTAACTCTTTGTCAGTCATTGTTATTATTATACCGCAAAATATTAGGTCCCACACAAGCAATTCACCTGACTTGCGCCACGGTCTCTATCCAATGGGTAACTAATCCATCACTAAGGTCCTGTGTGGGACAATTATATTGTAGCATAGGAAATGAGCAGTTTATAGACTACTGCTCAGGTCTATTAGTCACGGAGATTCGACTCCTACTAACTCTCTTCTCATAAGAGCATCCGTTGTAAAACCTTTTAAAGTCTTAGAGCGGAATGCTATCTATTATACTATGATTTTAATGAGCAGTTTTTTACAGTCATGCTCAGGACTATACCAGTTATTTAATGTCGCTGTCTCCCCCGACAATTATATTGTACTATCGAATTTCGATAGACTTTGGCTTTTTTTCTTCAGGAACAATGCGATCTACATTGATGTGTAGCATACCGTCCTTCATCTCAGCCCCAGTTACTTCCATATATTCACCAAGAGCAAATGATCGTGTAAACTTACGACCAGCAATTCCTTTGTGAACAACTTCAGCATCTGTTACTTCCACAATCTCACCCCTAATAATAAGAGTTCCACTGTCTACTGAGACATTGATGTCTTCTCTGGAAAAGCCAGCGATAGCCAAAGAAATCCTATATGTATCTTCATCTAGTTTAAGAAGATCATACGGTGGATATGATTGTGAGTTTGTTTTATGTGCATGATTTAGGCGATTCAACTCTCTGTTGAAGCCAATAAAAAATGGATCATTAAAAAGATCCATAGCGAATGTATTTACCATTTTTATTCCCCTTTCAAGCGAATAAGTTAATTTACCCCCCGTTTGGGCAGGTATAAATATTATAGCATAGAAAAGCAGGCCTGTCAAATAAACAGACCTGCTAATCTAACCTTTTACTTCTTTACTGTTGGCTTCTTTTTAGCAGGAGCCTTCTTAACTACCTTGGCAGTCTTAAGCGCTACTTCTACCTCATCAACAGATGGCATCTTTCCAAATGCCTTGTCGTTAGGGTTAACTGCTCTTAATGCTACTGGCACAATAGCACCAAGTAGTGAGTAGGCCAAAGTCTGTGGATCAGTTACACCAGAAGCATACATCGCTGTTGCTGCTGCAATTACTGATCGTCCGTATGACGCTAGTGCTGCTTTAATTTGTTCATTCATTTTATTCCTCCTAGGATATGAATTTAGTTAGTGCTGTAAAACCAATCCAGAGACCAATAATTCCTGCGACTCCCGCAAAAACTGGTGGTGCTGGTACTGGCAATTTGAATGCGGCAAATATAATGCCACATCCAAAACCTGTTAGTGTTGACAATAAAATATCTTTCATCTTATATCCTTTGCTTGATTATAGTGTAGATCACAAAGATCTACAATTTTACTTTCGCTATTTGCCCATATTTGTGTGCTTTCATCTTCACAAAATTCTTCTTCACATATAAGTAAATTTAGGGTTTTTTTATTTTTAAATATCATCATTAGTCTATTTTATCACAAAATAGTCAGAAGAGGATGTTTCTTTGTATTTTTTAATCAACGCTATCGTATGATCGGTAACATTTTTGTCTCCATTCCCGAACATAACTTCTTCAATCCCACTTGATTCTAAATCCCATAAAATTTTTAGAAATTCATCTTGGCTTAATATTGCACCATCATTATCCGTAGCGTTTAAACCTACCATTACTTTTTTATTTTTAATATCATATCTCTTATCTTTAAAGTGATTGTAGTCAATTATCATTTTACTATTATTTTTTATTGCTGCAGCGTATGTAAATTGGTTGGTAACTGAAACATAGTAGTCGACTGGTTCGGTATTTGAATTTTCTAAAACATCTATATATTCTATCAAATAATTTGATCTTTCTATGTTTGTTGAATAGTCATTAACTAACCCAACAATTCCTTTGGCATCTTTTTCATTTTCTTTTATCCAGCCAGAAACAAGATTTATCTGTAACAAATTTTCTTTGTATAGGTCATTAAATGTTTTATTTATTTGAGAAAGAAATTGTGGAGATATTGTGTAAGGTCTAATTGCAACCATATGTTTAAGTTTTGTTTCAGCAGAAACATTTTTTGCTATGTCTATAAAAGCATTTTTCTGATAAGCGTTGTACGTATGTAATACTCCATCAATACCAGTTGACTCTAATTCTTTTATAAATTCAAAGTTTAATGCAAAAATGTAAATTTTCACTTGTCTATTTTATCATGTTCTTCTGGTAGTAATTTCTTTAACTCTTTATAGGCCCCTGATATTTTTTTCATTGAGTTGTGGTTTGGCTCTGCTCCCATAAGATCTCCATACGTATCAAAATACAAAATTTCTGGCTCAATATCACTAATAAACCTATTTAATGATTCTTGAACATCTTCTATATATTGATATGCCCAATCACGGGAATCTGAAACAAATTTTAAAAATGCTCCAGAAGCATCATCGGATCTGTCTACTTGAATATCTAAGGTTTCAATAAGTTTATCTGACAAGACAGTATTGTCTATAGATAAGCGTAATATTTCTATTGTTTTTGCAGAAAGTTTTATATTTAATTTTATATTTTTATAAACTAAAACAAAGAATATAAAAATAAAAAGTGTAAAAGAAATTAGTTCGATCATAGTTCTTTTCCACCCTCTCTAACCAATAAAACAATTGCTCCATTATCTTCAAGTGCTTTCTTTGTGCGAATCATGTACTCTACAGCCTGCTTTCTTTCTTCTCCAGATAAACTCATAAACTGTTTTTCACTTGCTTTCACAGTTAAGAAGTTATCATGATCAATTATCTGTAACTGAAAGCCAGCAGGACCCTGTAATGAGCGAAATGCTCTTCTCATTGAATCTGTGTACATACTATTGCTCCGTTGTTAATCTTTGCCAAGTGTTTGCCCAATCTGATTTAGATTTATGCTTTGAAAACTCTTTAGATATTTGTCCGTTTTCAAGATAAACTCCACCCCAGATACCCCACTCTTTTTGTGAAACTCCAACAGCAAAACACATTTTTGATACAGGACACATAGAGCAAAGTTTGTCTATTGCTGGCCTTAAGAGTTCATCATCTTCATACTTATCAAAAAACAAATTGGTGTCATACTCTAAACACAATGCATCATCTTTCCAATCATTTTTTGGCATGTTAACTCACAAACTTATCTGGTATATCCCATCCATTCTTAGAAGGTACAAAACGTCGCTGAAGGTGCCATTTGCCACTAACAAATGCTCCATTTTGGTCTGTTCTTCCCTTCTCAGAAGGATAAGAATTGACTACTGTCCAGCCATCCCAAACCAAAGACTTATTTTTGTAAACAATTTTTTCCATTTGTTCTAATGATTTAATTTGCATTATTATTCTTTCTGTTAGTATCTAAAAATGCCGTATTCGACATTATTGTTTTTTGCATCTTCAACAAGTTTTGAAACTTGATCTTTTTCTTTACTTAAAAAAGCAAAATAGTTTATATGTAAAATATTTTCTGTTATCCATGAAGGGGGAACAGCCTTGTATTTAATTTTTTTACCACGAGACTTTAGCCCTCTTTCGGATAAGTTTGCAAACTCCATAGCCATACTATTAATATTTCCTGGTCCTGCAGAATAAATATAAAATTCTGGATCTTCTTCTTTTAAAGAAGACATGGTAACTGCCATGGCTCTAAGAAAAACCTGGTAGTCATCAAAACTACTAGTTCCCTGTATACCCACTATCATTTTTCTTCCCATCTCTAAGTTGATCCATTATGAATAACATCTTATCTAATTGTACCTTATCCATACCTATCGTGTCAACTGATATTGCACTGGCTTTATCTATCTCTGTACCGTTCATTTCTGCACAATAAAAAGTACCATTTTTAACAAAATATGCTTTATTATCTAAAATAACAACCCTAATATTTATTTTTTCTTCATGCTTGCTTGACTGAGTAATCATTTTCTTTTTATATTTTTTTATTTCTGGCAGCAGAGGAAAAATTAACATGTGCATGTGGCTTTGACTATATCTTGGTATATTGCTTTTTTTATTAATTTTGGTAGAAGAAATAAGCCTAGTTGTCACAAACATCGCTATCATAGTTATTGCAGATCCAAGAAAATATTCCATAGTTCCTCCAGAACAATTATACTACTTATCTGAAAAGATAACTCTGATTATTTCTTTCAAGGTTCTTTGGCTTTCTTTGCTCAATTTTGAAACTTCCTCATCATCCAATGCTTTTTTTGTAATACTAACAATAGGATTTTTTTCTGTCACATCCATATTTAAAAACCCGTCGCTCCACAAAGACATAGTTTCACGAGAAAAATACAAAGAAATATCCTTATGTAACTCTGGGCTAACCTCAATTAATTTTTCTGTAAAATTATACATTGGCTCGCCTGTTTCAATATCTATGCCAGCAACTTCAAGTGCCCCTGACAAAATTAACTGATCTATAGCGTCATCTTCATCTTCAAAATTCATGCTTTTATTTTCCATGTCATTCTTGTAGGACCCTGATCAATCAACTGAAACATATGATGCTCATACTGATCTTTTAGTTGTTGATAAATGTCTGGACTAACTTCTTTCATCTTATCTGTAATAGAATACATCATTTCTCCAGTTATATCATCAATACCCTGAAACTCAACAGCACCCTGAAGCATTAAATGCTCAAGCATTGCATCTGTTTGTAGACTCATTATTTTCCCGACTTGGCTCGTGCAGTTGCAAGTGCCTTAAAATCCTTTACCTTGGTATCTCCAAGGTATCCCCAAGCATATCCATCATTAATCATCATATCATTAAGGGATACTGTGTCACCATTAATGTATACCCAGCCTAAAATGCGACCATATTTTTCAGATGAATCCATCTTCTCGGTCTTGATCACAACAGACTTAGCGTCCTTTAGAGACTTCTTTAGGTACTCCTTGGCTTCAAGTCCAAGAGCCTTCTCTGCAAGATCCTTTGTGCGAGACTCAGGGGTATCAATCCCAGCCAGTCTAACACGAGATGCAAACAAGATATCAAATCCCAAATCAATAAGAACGTCAATGGTATCTCCATCTACTACATTCTCTACTTTTCTTACATAGTATTCATACATACAAGCCTCCTCAGACCCAATACTTAATTATAGCAGTTATAGCAAGAAATGACCACAATATATTAAACCAGATTATCGTTGGCAATGTCTTCACCGTTGATGACCAGATTAAAGATAGGCTTGTTACAAGAGCAATAATATAAAGCCACCAGATCTGGGTATTAAACAATAGACCTGGAATAATAATTACTGCCTTTGTCATAAATGCAAAGAATTCTACAGTATTAGGAAGATTCCAATAAGACTTCCTTCCCATACTACGAAGAGCAGTTACCCACTGTGTTCTAAATTTCATTTTAAATTGTCCAAAAATTCTTTATGGCTTATGCAATCAAACATTTTTTGATTTTGCATATTTACAAAATATTCATAGGCCTTTAGATTGTCTCTATATTGTTCTGAATTTTCTATATACTTGTCTGCAAGATCTTTATTGACAGCACTGATACCAAGACCAACTAATAGCCAACTTAGATAGGGACGACTGTTAGTTGAATCATCTCTATTTGGAAATCTTTCTTTCCATAAAGATAATTTTTCTTTTAATTTTTCTGGGGTAGTTTTATAAGAAAATTTTTCCCAAAATTCTGTATCTTTTCTTTCTCCAAGATAGTGAAAATAAATAAACCTTGCAACATGATCAATGACTTCAAGCATACCTTCATTAAATTCATCTCTTATATTTTTATTATCTGCAAAAAGCCATTCTGGATTTTCTAAAAGTCTATCCAAAAGTATTAAACTTCCAGTAATGGATGTTGCTTCAAGAGGCTCTATAAAACTTGATGCAAGGCCAACTGCTACACAGTTATTAATCCAAGTTTCTTCATAACACCCAGCGCTAAAACTAAATCCACCCTTATCTTTTCTGGGATACTCTGGTTCATAGCCAAGAAACTCTTCTATTTCCTTTATTGCTTCTTGCTCAGATATCAGTGAAGAGTCGTATGCATATCCACAGCCGATTCTGCTTTGCAAAGGAATCTTCCACATCCAACCATACTTCATCGCAATTGCTTCTGTGTATGGAGGAATCTTATCTGTTACTTTAAGAAAAAATGGTACAGCAGCATCTACTGGCAAAAAATCTTTATAACTTTTCCATTTTGATTTAAAAACTTTTCCAATTATTAATCTATTAAATCCACTACAATCAAAAATAAAATCACAGAGGATTTCCTTATTGTCTTCTAAGGTTATGCTTTGAACATTATTATTTATGTCTAAGTTTACATCTTTAAGGACTCCATCTATTACATTAATTCCACGACTAATGCCTATTTCTTTTAGTCTATTTGCAAATTTTGATGCATTAAAATGTATTGAGTAGTCTGCTAAATTATCGTAACCCTCTTTTAAATTTTCTTTTTTAGTGTTTTTAGAAATAAAAGGCACAATATTATTTTCTGAAATTTTTTCTATAAAGTTAATATCTGAGAAACTTTTATTTTTAAAAATGCTAGAAACTACCAAAGAACTTGTTTTTAATTGAAAATCGTCCATTCCTAATTGAGTAACTGGATCTACTCTAAAAGGATGGTAATAAAATTTACCATCATTGTTCCAGTTTGTAAACTTAATTCCAGTTTTTATAGTAGCATCACAATTTTTTATCATATCGCTTAACTCTATATCAACTCTACTCAAAAAACCTGTAAGGGATGGGTCAGAGCCTTCTCCAGCGCCTAATATTCCAATCTGTGCAGACTCTACCAGTGTTATGTTAAAAGAACTATACAGTTTATTTAAATATAGTGC